GAATTAAGTCAATCAGTTGCAACTACAGATGATATTATTTTTGTCAATGATGTAACAAAACTCAGTGAGCCTAATCTTACACAAGGAATTTTTGGACAATTGATTGTAGGTGGCGAAAGAATAACTTACAGATCTAGAAATACAGGAAACAATAGTGTAAGCGGACTTAGACGAGGCACTGCCGGCACAGGAGTATACCAACACAGTATTGGTGCAACTGTTAGTGATGTTGGTGCTGGACAACAACTTCCTAGTCGTTATCAAGAAGTAACAACCACTGATAAAACAAATGTTGGTGATGGTTCAACAAAGGTTTTTGAAACATCTATTGTGATTCCAACACTTATCGATAGTACAGAAATTACAGATGCAATCACAGTCACAGTAGGTGGTACACTATTAGTACCAGAAACTGATTATACAGTCACAGAAGTTAACCCAACAAGCACAGAAGTAACGCTTGTAACTGCTCCAGCAAGTGGAGTTGAGGTTTATTTTAGTCAAGTAACTGCAAATGTAATGTATGCTCAAGGCACAAATACTGCCAGCAATGGAGTTGCATTACAAGATCAAACAACACCAGCCGCTCTATTTTTGAAAGACTAGGTAATTTATTAAGGTAAATACAGCATGGAACAAGAAAATGCAAATGAGGAATCAGTGACAGAACCAGTTGAGGATGTTCGTCCAAATGAAAATGGACAAATTGCTATTAGTGGTCATATCAAAATTTTTGATCCCAACAGTGGCGAAGTTATTGTTGATAAACGCAATGCTATTCATTATGAAAATATCAGTGAAGCATTAGCAAACAGTCTTGCAAATAAAGCAGTTGGCCAAATTTACAGCATGGCATTTGGAAATGGCGGCAGTAGTGTTGATACCACTGGAGTAATTACTTACTTGCCTCCAAATACAACTGGTCAAAATGCCAATCTCTACAATCCAACATATTCAAAAGTTGTTGATGACAATAGTGCAAGCAATACAGATACAACAAGAAACAAACTCACAGTAACGCACACAACTGGAAAAGTATATTCTGACATACTTGTAAGTTGTTTATTAGATTATGGAGAGCCTTCAGGACAACAGGCTTTTGATAATTCAACAGATTTCAATGGTGATTATGTTTTTGACGAATTGGGTTTAAAAACTTGGAATGGAAGTGCAACCGACTTAAGACTGATAACACATGTGATTTTTCATCCAGTACAGAAAAGTTTAAACAGACAGATACAGATTGATTATACTGTTCGTATACAGACATTAACCAATCTTAGTTCAACATAAATACAGGTATATTGTAAAAATAATAAATACACTTGTAGTAAACGGAGTAAAACAAAATGGCATATACCATTAACCTGACAGATGGTACAATATTTGCAGTAGTTGCAGACGGTACAATCAATACAGATTCAAGCCAAACGCTAGTTGGAAAAAACTATGCTGGATATGGAGAGTTCTTAGACGAGAACTTTATTAGACTTCTTGAAAATGCAGCCAACACCAGTGCACCTGGTGCACCATTAACAGGTCAGCTTTGGTATGATAAAACAAATAACTTAATTAAAGTATACAACGGAACACTATTTAAATCAATTTCTGGTGCAATCAGCTCAGGAAGTCAACCAACCTCAAATGTAGCTGGTGACTTATGGTTTGATTCAACAAACGGCCAGTTAAAAGTCTATGATGGATCAAGTTTTATAACAGTTGGTCCTGCAAGTACAAGTGGACAAGGAACATCAGGTGCAATAGTAGCAACAATTGCTGATAATGTTGCAACCGACCATGTTATAGTACAGATGTACGTGAACAATGTAATAGTTTCAATATTCTCAAAAGATGCTACCTTTACTCCAGCAGCAGCTATAAGCGGATTTGCAACCATTGGTCCAGGTTTGAACATGAGTACAACAGTGTCAAATGCAGTGTTTAACGGAACTGCAACAAACGCAGATACACTTGACTCATTAAACTCAACATCATTTATGAGATCAGATGCAGCCACAAGCAACGACACCAGTATAAGTGTTTTATCAGATACAGGTTTGTACGTCGGTGGCGACAGTGACGGTCATATCAGTGTAAGCGGGACAGATGTAAGAATTGACAACGACACCCAAGACGGTGATTTAATTTTCCGTGTCAATGATGGCGGTGTAGTAACTACTGCAATGACAATTGATGGTGCTACGTCAGTTGTAAATATCAATACAAGTGCAGTAGCAACTGGCAACGTAACAGGTGGAAATATAGTAACTGGAGGACAAGTCACTGCAACTGGTAATATTAGCGGTGCAAATGCTTCTTTTTCAACAGGAAGTGTCACATTAGGCAGTATTATAAATGCCAATGCAGATGGTGTAGGAAATATTGGAAGTAGTTCAGTTGGATTTAACACAGTACATGCTAAAGCAACATCAGCTCAATACGCTGATATGGCCGAGCGTTTTCATGCAGATTCAGAATATGCTCCAGGAACAATTGTTGAACTAGGCGGAGCAAACGAAATTACACTTTGTGTAGAAGAACTAAGCGATAAAGTATTTGGTGTTGTATCAACACAACCAGCATACTTGATGAACGGTAATGCAGGATCAAATGCTACACATCCACCAATAGCGATGAGCGGTAGAGTACCTGTAAATGTAATGGGACTTGTAACAAAAGGTGACAGACTAGTTAGTGCAGGTAATGGATTAGCAAGATCAGCAACTTTAGAAGAATCATCTGCTTTTAATGTTATTGGCCGTGCATTAGAGAACAAAACAAACACAGAAATTGGGTCGGTTGAAGCAATTGTGAAAATTGTTTAAATATATATTATAAAGGATAAAATAACAAATGACTTATAGCTCAGGAAATACCATCTTAGATGATGACTACAATGGTTTTAAAGATGACGTAAATGGAACCTATAGTACTGGTGCTACAACGCAAGGATATGGTCAAACTGCAATAAGTGCAGTAAGTGCTGGTTCTACTATTACTGCAACACAATGGAGCAGTTTGTTAACACCAATAAGTAATATGGCATCACACCAAGGAACATCAATTACAGCAATAACAAATCCAACTGCAGGTGATACAATCTCAGCATATGCCGCCTTATCATCCAATATTACCGCAGTAACAGGCGATAATAGATTTAATGCTGTCGCAAACGGATCTGATTCATCTGTAAGTTCAAGTACCACTTCTACATGGTCTTCAAGTGCAACATTAACAAAAACTTTTACGTTTGCTAGTGCTACCCAATTTAGATACTTTTTTAACGCAGGTGGAATGTTGCGTTTTAGTTGGAGCAGATCAGGCGGTTCATCAAATAGCCAGAATACATCATGGACAAACCTTTTGTCTGCTTCCGGAACAATTGCACTCACAGGCGATGCAAATTCAAAAACAATTAACAGTGTATCATACACTGGAACAACAAAAATTGGTGGCTCAGGTTCACCAAGTACACTGCGTACAGATCTTGGTGTACAAAACTTTACAACAAGCACAGTGCTTTTTGCACAAGCATCAACTGATTCTGGTTATACAGCCAACACTATTAGTTTTGCAGTATCAATCAGTGGAGCAACACTTACTGCCGTAACCACACTAACAGATGGATCTGGTGGTTTTACTGACGCAGTAAACGGAACACTAACACAAGTATCAACCATACGTCCCCCAAGTAGCACTTATTTATCCGCTTCATGGGGAACAACTACGCAGAACTCACCAAGTTGGGTAGTTTCATAATAGCAATATAAAAAATTATACAAACCCTAGTTTTTATTAACTAGGGTTTTTTTATGACTAAGTATTCACATGGATACAAATAAACTTTCTGATAATATAAAAACAAGATTTGATCACAGACAGGCAAGACGTGTACTGCGTGAGACTTACCAAGCCAAAATGCTTTTTACTTACAATGGTGGTATGTGGTGTGCTGGTCCTGAGCTGATAATGCTTTGCAAAGCCTGCGAAGGCACAGTAGTTCTTGAAGATCACTATCAAACACCTATTAGTGTGGACAGTGTTGAACTATTTGAGCTTGCTATGCAACGCTGGCAAGAGCAAATGAACGCTTGGCAAAATGAATACAACGGAATATCTCGAATCAGATGACAGTAGGTGCATTGCTTTTTGCGTTTGACAGTGAAATAAAGTATACCAAACTCGCCGTTGAATGTGCCAAAAGAATAAAACAGTATCTTGGTCTTCCGTCTACATTGATCACTGATAGAAAACTTGATACTGATATATTTGATCAACAGATAATAGTAGCAAAACCTGAAAACACCAACAAGCGTTTTTGGCACGATACAGAGCGAACGACTACATGGTATAACTTTGGAAGACACAACGCCATTGATGTCACACCATATGACAGAACTCTGCTACTTGATATAGATTATATAGTTAACAGCAACACACTTTTGTCAGCGATAAATTGTTCACAACCATTCCTGTGCCATCAGACTATACAAAATATTGCTCGACCAACTAGCAAGATTATGACATTTGGAAGCAAGAACACACAAATGTGGTGGGCTACTGTAGTTATATTTGATCGCAGTCAGTTCAGTGTTGATGTGTTTGACTGCTGGAAAATGATTGAACAAAACTATCAACACTATGCAAATCTTTTTGGCTTTGACTACGGAACCTTTAGAAATGATTTTGCTTTGAGCATAGCACTGTTAATTGCGAACGGTAATATCATGCCAAGTCAATGTGCTATTCCGTGGCCATTGTTTAATGCTGATAGTGATATTCCGGTTTTGTACAAAGATAGCACCTGGTGGATAGAATATAAAGTACATGAACGAGGCAAACTGAGACCGAAAAAGATTTGTGTACACACACAAGATATACATGTTATTGGAAAAAGTTACTTGGAAAAAATATATGCACTATGAAGCTGAAAGAGGATATTTGATAGTTGCTGGGACCAGCAAGTCTGCAGACTATTTGGCATGTGCGGAAACACTAGCACGTAGTCTACGTTACTGGCATTCTGAAGTAAAAATTTGTTTGATCACAGATGCAGAATACAATAACGATCTTTTTGATTTTATCAAACCTTTCCCTCGTGGAAATACAGGTGGATGGACCACAGACTGGCAAGTGTTCTTGGCGTCGCCTTTTCATGAAACTGTAAAACTAGAAGCTGATATGATAGTAAGTGGACCAGTTGAACATTGGTGGACACTTTACAGAAACAAACCAGTTTGGATATCAACTGGTTGTAAAAACTTTCACGGCAGTGAGTCACTGAATAGAACCTATAGAAAAATATTTGATAAAAACAATCTCCCCGATGTATACAATGCTATTACCTATTGGAGGATGAGCTTAGAAGCACAAACGTTTTTTCAAAAAGTAAAATACCTGTTTGAAAATTGGGAACAAGAAAAAACATTACTGCAAGGTGCACAGGATGAAATTGCAAACACTGATTTAATCTATGCATTATCTGATGATAACTTTACAACTCCAAATGGTCCGCAAATAGTACACATGAAACCTAGCATACTAGGAACCCAAAATGAAGACTGGAGCAAAGAACTTGTATGGGAAATAGTCAATGGTGTACTACGTATAAATGGACACAGTCAAAGTGGTTTTGTACATTACAATCAAAAACATCTTGCAAAATCATTTGGAGAATGCTATGGATAATACAGACTTTGCAAAACTTTTTAACCAAATAGTTAAGAAAGTCAAAATAAAGGTTGACTATGAGTATAGACTATACTATAATAAAGTTAACGGTAAACCTATTAGGTATACAACTGATACAGTAGATCAAGGTGATTATCTTGTAATCTCTAAGCAACAGTACGCAGAAGGGCGTTATGATATACTAGTAATTGATGAAAAAATACGTACTTTAAATTCATTTGATCAATGGACAAAACTTGTGCCTGCGAAACATGGAATATCTACCAGAGCGGATAATGTAATGATCGTAGACGATAATGGTGCTGCCAAATGGAAGCTCAAGACTTACTACCTAGATTAGGTAGAAGGAGATAAATTATGAGAAAAATGTTATCAATATTGTTTTTGATACTTTTTATTAGCACCGCAAGTGCAGATAAGACTGTGCCTTTGCCTAAACCACGTCCAGCGACACAACTTCTTCTTAATATTACTGTTCCATGCAGAGAAGATGGTGTTAATTATATAAGCGAAATTGTAAACTACTACAAAGAAGAGGAATTTGCAAGTGGAAATTTTAGTTTTAAACCAATCAATTTAGATGATTTTCAAGAAGCTGACTTTCTTATGTATGTTTCTAAAGATAGAAAAACATTTAGTATCTTTTCTTTTCAGGACTTTGGTGATAGACAGGTAGCATGTGTGATAATAGGTGGCAACAACTTAGAACCATTTGATGGGAAATATAGAAAATGACAAAAACTGTTGATGTAGCCGACCTTGATTGTATATATCTAAGCTATGATGAACCTCAAAAGGAAGAGTTCTGGATTAAGATACGCAACATGGTACCGTGGGCAAAACGTGTTGATGGTGTTAAAGGTTCTGATGCAGCACACAAAGCGGCTGCAGAAGCCAGTGATACAGAACGTTTTATCTTGATTGATGGCGACAACTTGCCTGATGAGAGTTTCTTCAATGAAACAATAGAGTACAAAGACGATCAGTATGAACAGGCAGTGTACAGATGGCGTGCCCGTAACGATATCAATGGATTGATGTATGGCAATGGCGGTATCAGCTCATGGACTAAAACATTTGTACGTAACATGCGTACACACGAAGCCTCAGAAGGTGCAGATGACACTGACGTGGAATTTTGCTTTGATGAACTGTATTGGCCAATGTACAACTGTTATAGTACAACATACCCGGGAGGCAGTGAGAAACATGCTTTCCGTGCAGGATTTAGAGAAGGTGTAAAGATGTGCCTTGATAGAGGCACAAAGCCGAGTGCTAGCGAATTCAAAGAACGTGTTCATAACAGAAACTTAGACCATTTAACAATATGGCACAACGTAGGCGCAGATACAGAACATGGGTTGTGGGCAATTGCAGGGTCAAGGTTAGGCACATGGAAAACCATGCTCAGTGATTGGGATTACAAACAGGTACAAGACTTTTCTATACTTGAAGATATGTGGAACGATGTAAAGCACCTTACTCCAGGCGAACTTGTATCACTAAAAATGGAAGATCTAGCAAGACAATTAGGATTGCCAATGAACATTTACACTCCGGTACAGAGTAAATTTTTCAAACATCACTATCGTAGTAATTGGCACAATCAAACAATTATGACACGTGAAATTGATGTTATTAGGAGTCAAGAAGGATGGTAAAAACTGTTATTTCTTTTTACCCTGGAGCAGGTGGAAGTAGGTATTCACAAAAAATCCTTGGAAAAAATTGGAATGAACCTGATCGAGTATATGATGACTTTATCCAACAAAAATATAACCACAAGTATTTGCAAGAAATTAATACTGATGAAGATCTAGTATTAACACACAATGTTAATTCAATTTATATAAAAAATTGTTTTCCTGATCATAAATTAATTCAAATAGTTTACGGATTACAACCCTGTTTGAGAAGAGAATGGAAACTAATTGGAATAGAAAGATATATAGACAGGACACCACCTCCGCCTAGACTGGAGCACTATAATGCCTACAAAGATCCTTCCTGGCCTAATTTAGATTCAGAATCTGAGATAGAACAGTTGCCTCTGGATATACGCATCGAGTTAGATAAAGATTATGCAAAGTCCTATCAATCGCAAGATTATAAAAGAGACTCTTGCATTAGCACAATTAAATGGCATAAAGATTATTATAAAAAATCACCTCTTGATATTAGTCGTGCTGATTTAGTAGTTGATTTAACACACGCAAAAGATGCTTTTTCTCAATTTATGAAATTAGAAATAGACAAATATCAGAGTGCATTATTTGATTCTGAATGGAAGAAAATATGAAACAAAACAAAGGTGACGAAGTTGGCAACGATTTTAAATCAAAATTCCTTAATGATGCTGAAATAGCACAACAAAAACTAGATACAGTTTCTCCTAGTATGTGCTTGGCTAAATGGAAGCAACTAAGTTTGCATTTAACAACAGGTATGAATAATAGTTGTTACCATCCACCATTGCACAGAGCAGATGCAGAAGCAATCAAACTTAATCCCAGTGCATTACACAATACAGAACACAAAAAACGCCAACGTAAACTGATGCTTGAAGGCAAGCGTCCTAAAGAGTGTGATTACTGTTGGGCAATGGAAGACAACAACAAACTTAGCGACAGACATTATCGTTCAGGCGAGCCGTGGGCAATGAAAGATTTTGAAACTATTAAGAATGCACCATGGGATCAAGATATTACGCCTAGTTATGTTGAAGTAGACTTTAACAGTGCTTGTAATCTAAGTTGTAGTTACTGTTCACCACAGTACAGTTCAACTTGGATGGCTGAAACAGAAAAACATGGTGCATGGCCAACATCAAATCCACACAACGATCCAACACACTTTCAAGGTGAAAGACGTCCGATACCAGCAAGAGAACACAATCCTTATGTGGAAGCATTTTGGAAATGGTGGCCTGATTTATATCCAGAGCTAGAACATTTTAGAATGACCGGTGGCGAGCCAATGATGGATAAAAACACATACCGTGTATTTGATCATGTTTTACAAAATCCATCAAGTAAATTACATCTAAGTACAACAAGCAATTTTAGTGTTGAAGAAAAACTTTGGCAACGCTACAAAGGTTATGTTACTATGCTATGTGAAGTTCCTAATCGTGTGGAACACTTTATGCAGTATGTGAGCCTGGATGGAATGTTTGAACCAGCAGAATACATGCGACACGGGTTGGACTTTGAACTGCTGTGGGATAGAGTAAATCAATTTTTAAACGACATACCAGAACGTAATAGCATAACATTTATTATCACAATGAATAACCTTAGTCTAACAACACTACAAAAACTTTTTACTGCAATACTAGGGCTACGTCAAATTTACAGTAAAACCTATCAACGGGTTTGGTTTGATACACCTGTACTGCGTACACCTACTTGGCAGAGTTTACAAATACTTCCTGAAAGTTATGTACACGAACTAGAAATAATTAAAAGTTATATGAAAGGCAATTTGGAAATTGAAGAAAAACGTTTCAAAGGATTTAAAGATTACGAAGTTGCAAGACTGGACAGAGACATTGCTTGGATGCGTGACGGACAAAAACTAGATCCTGAATATATTAAACGTAACAAAGCAGACTTTTACAGGTTCTTCAATGAACATGACCAACGCAGAGGTACCAACTTTCTAAAAACTTTTCCTGAAATGGAAACTTGGTGGAACGAGTGTAAATATCTTGCTAACAACTCTTGAGCTATACATACTTATATGCCAAAACAACAAAATGAAACTGATTTAGAATATAAACAACGTGTGCTTGATCCATTAAGTTCGAGCATGTGCGGAGCAAAATGGTACAACGCAACTATTTGGTTAGGGTCGGGTATGACCACAAGTTGTCATCATCCACTTCCTCACAAAGTAAGTGTCGAAGATGTGATTATGAATCCAAAAGCCTTACACAACACACCTAGGAAAAAAGCAGAACGACAAATGATGCAAGAAGGGAAGCGTCCTGCTGGTTGCGAATACTGCTGGAAGATTGAAGATGTTAAAAGAGACAACATCAGCGATAGAGTATACAAAAGTGTAATATACACAGACGATGAATTAAAACAAGCACATTCTATATCACCAGAACAAGATGTAAACTTAAAAACACTTGAAATAGCATTTGATAGAACCTGCCAGTTTGCATGCAGTTATTGTAATCCTGCATTTAGTACAACATGGGTAAAAGATATAAAAAATAACGGTGCATATGAAAATTTAATCAGTGACGGACGTAATCATTTTACTCACGAACACGAAAATTCGCAATTGTACAAATATACAGAAACAAACCCATATATTGAAGCATTTTTTAAATGGTGGGAAACTGATTTATATAAAACACTAGATGAATTACGTATCACTGGTGGTGAACCAATGATGAGCGGACACTTGTGGAAACTTTTG